AAATATTTCCAAAAACTTGCAGAGGAATAATTAGGAATATAATCTAATATTTTCCCCTCTTACTAAGGTTTCACTCAAATACTGGGTGGAACCTTTTTTGTATATCATGGATTCTTCCATATCATTCAGAATGACATTTAGATATGTTGCTTTTAGAACATAGATATTTCTTTTTTCGTCTTCAATTTTATTTTCATAGTCATAATTCGTTATTTCAGTGGTTATATTAGACATCGTAGTATAGGATTTAAGTCGGGAATCATAAAATTCAATAGAATAATCTTTAGGAACTTTAAGTCCTTTTGGTACAATAGTAGTCTTAGCAGTATTTTTTACTTCTGTAGTTTCATAGTGATGAACAGCATGAATTCCTTCTTCATCCCTATATTTGGAGATTAGAAAATTATAGAAAGATTGATGATCGAGAGGCCATTCTGTTTGTATATTGGTGATATTATTAGAAAGAAGAATTATCCAATCTAAGGTTTCATCTTCATATACATCAAATGCTACATTATCAGGTCTATCATCACCAATAATTTGGTATTTTGTAAAATAGGTTAAATCCTTAAAAATATCATTCTTCAATTTACCTCTTTTAAAGAGGTTTTTTACTTTTTGGTACTCTGAGATTTGTTTAGTGTCAGCATTACGACTAACATATTCAAAATCTGGAACGTTACGGAAATAAGCTGGCATTTTAGTATCCTATTACTTGGTCGTCATCATCATCTAACTCAGTATAATCACTATCATATATAGGATCAAGTTCTCCAAATCTTAGAGTAAGTTGATAAGCGGTTAGGGTTCTATATGCATCTTCATAGGTCATATATGATCCATCAGGAGTATATTGAACATCACATGAAGTTAGAGCACATGTTTTAATGAAATTAATAGATGGATGTTCTATTTCATCTCCATTGGTATTAAATGTTTGATATCTTATTTTAAAAATATTGGGTGCTTTGAGGAAAATATTAGAAGCGGATGTTTTAACTGACATTCCTTGTTTGAAGAATCGAAGAATTTTTCTGACTTGTGTTGCTTCATCTGCATCTCTAGGAGACAATCTAAATGTAAATCCAAACTCTCTTAACTGGGGGCCAGTAAAAAGAAGTTCTAAATTTGGGTTAGCAATCGCACCAGTTGTTCTTGATAGTAAGTTTTGAGCACCTACTGCTTGTTGTGCAAGATATACATTAATAGCTCCTCTAACATCACTTCCTGCTTGTGTTGCCAGCACTGCTTTTGCATCATTGAAAGACTGACCCGCAGCATTGACGATAGCATCTATATCATTCCTTGTTCTTGCTCCTTCAAATACATTAAGAGCAAGTGCTGCTGCTGTTGATTGAATTGGATTTAGAGTTGCTCCTTTCCAATTTACATTATTTTGATCTCCTATTCCTGTTACTATAGGAAGAGTAACCGCACCTGTTATGTTTTTGATTTTTCTTTGAAACGTTTTTGAATCAAGAGCTGTCGTTACTTTAGTTCCTTCACTATATACCTGTTCAAATCTAATTCTGTCTTGTTTATTACTTTTTAGACCTTCAGGATAATAATAACCCTTTGCCGAACCATATTTTTTTCTAAAATTTCTTCCTTCTATACTTATAGAGTTTAATAGAGCCGCTCCTTCCTGTGCTACGTCTGCCAGGTCTCCTGTGCTAACGGGTACATTTAAGCTTTCTTTTAACCTGATTGTCTCCGTCGCCGTTAATGACAAACCAGCAGCAACTTTGGTCACTAAATCATTACTAGTTGTTTTTAATCCCTCTTTAAGAGTGGTATTGAGATATTTCTTTTCATTAGTACTTGCATTACTATTCAGAGTAATTACTCCACTTTGATTTTTCGTTCCAATTTCTTCCCATTCTCCAGCGCTCTTTTTTTGTATTACGGTGCTAAAAGTATAACTGCCCTCCTCTCCACTTACAGTAGTCACTTCCCTATATTCACTCCCACCACTCTCACTTCCAGTGAGATTAATGGTTGCTTCTTTTGACTCGATTGGTGTTGACATTTATCTTTTTCTTTTATTTATAGAGTGCGGAGAAAATAAGCATATGATACATTACGTAGGTCATTTATTTCACTGGGTCTAACAACATAGAGGACTCCTCCAATCTCTTCCCATGTATAGTTTCTAAACTTACCCCAGTGATAATTGATACCTCTAAATCCCCATCTCTCAATGTCAGTTACTGCAACAAGGGGGTGTTGATCATAGGTAAGTCGGGGAGTTTTAGCAGTATATAAGAAGGTATAATATTGTCCTGCATCAGGAACTACTTCAGTATCCTTTAATGTATCCATGATAAGAAGCATCATATCTTCAGGATTACTCATTTCTTTCAATTCTTCCATGATAGGTTCAATTCTATTATCACCTACCTGTTGGGAATATTGTTCAAAATACTCCTCATTAAATGGATTTTCTTCTTGAAGAGATCTATCTGCCATGATATATTCCTAGTTCTTGTTCAGTAATGATTTTAAATTCAATTTTTCTATCATTACAAAACTCTTGTGCTGCTTTCCATTTAGCCGTGTTAACAGCATAGGTTTTGCATTCATAGAGATATGATTGAGTCACTTTTTTTCTTTGTTTAGGAGGTCGAGTTTGTTTCTTAGGTTTTACCTCAATAACATAAGTTTTAATTGATCCGTTGCTTTCTTTGACTTTGATAATAAAGTCGGGATAATAACGATGAAACCGATTATCAACAGGAGAGACATATTTAATATAAAATTCCTCACTTCCCCATTCAATAATATTTTCATTCAAATCACAATAGTTGCAGAATTTATTTTCCCAAGTACTCCGACATATAATATTATTGGGATTTCCCTGGTATTTTCTGGGAAAAGAAGGTTTGAATAAACTCTTTTTACTTTCTCCCATTATACATACTATATCAGTAGTAGTATTTATAGGAATATGACGGTCATTGCCAACATTCCAAGTAGCACCACTCCAAAACCTCATAAGAAGGTATTAGCAGATTTAAAAGCATCTATTTTAAATCCTGCACTTACTTCGCATTTTCAATGTTGGTTCTATCCTCCTTCGCCAGTAAGATCCCTTTTACCTACGGCAGAGGTACAGGATGACAGATCGTGGTCATTATCCTGTGCCGAAGCGGGTTTGCCTGGTACATCTTTAGCAACGGGTGAAATTACTAATGATTTTACTGGAGTAACAGAAAGGCATGTATATAGAAGACAGTATGATACAACTTCCTCCTTTACTTTTTATGTGGATCATGATTATAAAATTATAAATTTCTTTGAGAAGTGGATTGGTTATATTGTGAATGAAGGTTATATTAATCAAAATCCTAGTAATGATAATTATTTTTATAGAGTAAACTTTCCCAAGTTATATCAGACATCTATTTACATTAAAAAGTTTGAAAAGGATTATAGTAGATTTTTAGAATATAAGTTTTTAAAGGCTTATCCCATTAGTATTAATACAATGCCTGTTACTTATAATGCGTCTCAGGTATTAAAGTGTACTGTTAACTTTAATTTCTCTCGTTATTTGACAAACACAGGTTTTATTGATCCTCCTATTCAACTGTTTGATGGTTTGCCTGATATCTTAAATAACCCTCTGGTGGACATTAATTAAGACCTACTAAATAAAACACACTGAACTCTTTGTAAGATATTATGCCATTACCAAAGATTGCGACACCGACGTATGAGTTGGAATTACCTTCGACCAGAAAACCTATACATTATCGACCATTTTTAGTTAAAGAAGAAAAACTTTTAGTTCTTGCATTAGAAAGTGAGGATACAAAAGAAATAACAACCGCAATTAAAAATGTAATTAAATCTTGTATCAAAACAAGAGGAATTAAAGTAGAAAATCTTCCTACTTTTGACATTGAATTTTTGTTTTTGAATATTCGGGGTAAATCGGTAGGAGAAGATATTGAGGTTAATCTTATTTGTCCTGATGATGGTAAAACACAGGTTCCTGTGACTATTAATATTGATGATGTTCAAATTCATAGAACTGAAGGACATACTAATAAGATTAAATTAGATGAAAAATTGATTATGGAGATGAAGTATCCATCTCTTTCTGAGTTTATTAAAAATAATTTTGATTTTAAAGAAGATAATGTGATGAATCAATCGTTTGAGTTGATTGCTTCTTGTATTGATAAAATTTATAATGAGGAAGAAGTATGGGCAGCTGCAGATTGTACTAAGAAGGAAATTACTACTTTCTTAGAATCAATGAATTCAGCTCAATTTAAAGAGATTGAAAAGTTCTTTGATACAATGCCTAAACTTTCCCATAAAGTGAAGATTATTAATCCTAATACGAAAGTAGAAAATGAAGTTATAATGGAGGGTTTATCTAGTTTTTTCGGTTAGCTCTAGTTCATATGGATCTAGAGAATTACTATAAACTGAATTTTTCTTTAATTCAGTATCATAAATATTCATTAACTGAGATTGAAAACTTGATCCCTTGGGAGAGAGACATCTATGTTGGACTACTTAAAGCCCATCTTGAAGAAGAGAAACTAAAACAACAGCAACAATCATCGTCTTAATGACAGTAGCAGCTACACCAGAAATTTCAAAAATTCTACTGGATCTTGGTATTGATCCAGTAGATGTTTATGCTGTCGATAATGCAGCCACAACTTATACATCTGCATTAATAGAAGGGATTAATACTCTTGAAGTTGCTAATAAAGGAGAGAGTACGAGATCAAGAATATTAAGAGATGAACTTAAACGAGTAAGAGAGAGGAGAAGAAAAGTAAAGGCAGATAAATTATTTACTAAGACCTCACTAGTTCCAGTAAATAAGATAAACCCTCAATCTTTATTACCTGGTTCTGCGGATTCTACAGATAAAAAAACAGGAGGATTTAATGTACTTACCCAGGCCGTCCAAGGAATAATTAATATTCTTAAATTGGGAAATAAGCAAGATAAAAAAGAATTTGAAGCAGATAATAAAGAAAAAGAGCAAGAGAGAAGAGAGAAGAGAGAGAAAGCATTAGAAGCAGGAGCAGGAGCATTAAAAAAAACTGCAACTCTGGGTAAAAAAATAGTATCTACTTTGATTTCTCCTTTTAGGAAAATTTGGGATGCAATAACTAATTTTTTAAAGGTGGTGGTTGCAGGGTTTTTATTTAATAAAATTTTTAATTGGATTTTAGATCCAGAAAAT